TCCGGCCGTCTTTCAGCGCTTGGTCGCCCCCAGCCAGAGCCATTTCGGCGTAGGTCTGGGTCAATGTCTCCAACCAGTCCAAGCGCAGTTGTGATGTCGGCGGTGGTGTGGTCGTGTCCATCTTTTACCTCGTCAAGCAGTTTGTGAGCTTCAAAGTAGTTCACCACTTTTCTCCAGACTGGTTGTACCAGTCAGACACCGGCTTTGACAGGGTTTGACGGTCTGACCACTGCTTGTAGGTTGACGTACCCTCGTGCTTCGGTTTGTTTCCCCACTGGTGATAACTGCATTTCGGCGGTGATCCCTCCATGCGGACCGACCACAAGTTCCCACAACCTGCGTGCGAGCAGTACAGCTTGTCGTCGTTTTGGACGGGCTCTTCTTTTCTAAAATTAGTTAGTGCCATGGTATTTTCCTTCTACGATTTTTGCAAAATTGCTCGGCTTAATGATCCATTCCAAATCGGCGGCAAAAGCCCGCCCGTCCTTCCCGTTGATCTTGCCGACCAGAAAACGGGATTTCTGGATGTGACCAAAAAAGTCATTGAACCAATCCAAGACCGCATCACCGCTGATCGGCTTCTCTTTGCCCAACTCCGCCGCCACCTCGCGCCAGCGCTGTCTCAGGTAGCCCTGTCGGACAGCGTTCCACACCTCAACCCGGCGCAGGGTAGGCAACTGCTGGTGGTACAAATCAATGACTGCTTGGTGCTGACAAGCTGGCAATTTGTCCACAGGTTCACCGTCAGGTGGACATATATCTGTCTTTACTTGGTTCTTGGTTATTGGTTCTTGGTTATTGGTTGGTTGAACGTCCGTTGCAACGTCCGTTGAACGTGCGTTAGACCTGCGTTCAGCAGATGCCTTGCCAGCACGGGACGCTTGGTCAACCTTTGACTTGTAATGCGCAATTTCTTTGTCAGCGCGGTTGCTTGTCCAGCCATGTTCGCCAAGCACAAAAAACTCTTGGAGCACCATGCCCACTTCTTGCTCATACTCGCGCAATCCGATCTGACGTGCAATGGACGTTACACCGCTGTTCAACGGGCGTTCGCTGAGATAGTAGGCGTCTAAGAGGCGGCGGTAGGCAATGTCTTCGATGGGCGACAGGTGCCGGGTGTGACTTACATAGTCACCAATATTAAACTGGTAGTAGTGCATTGACAACCTTACGTTCTAGGTCAGCCGTTACTGAGGGTGGGTCTGGCAGGGCGGTAACGAATCGCCTTTTCCCCCGCTAAGGGTAGCCATGCCCAAAATTCTATCATGCCGTTTTTCTTGGCCTGCCACCTAATTTGCCAGAATTGCGATTTATCTCAACCCGAGATGCATAGGCAACAATTGCTTTGGCAGCCTTGTCATTGACGTAGCCGTCGTCTGTCTTCCTGAAAAACTCTGCCAATACAGGGGCTACAACGTCCTCATCCAGCCGAACCCGTCGCACTACGGCTGCAAGGTCAAGCGGAAGTGGCTGCTCGCTGATGTAGTACCAGTCCAGCAGGCGGCGGTAGGCCAAGTCCTCGGCATCCGCAAGGTGCGCTGTCTCGGCAAGGTAGTCACCGATGTGGAACTTGTACCAGATCACTTCAGGGCTCCGAAGATGTCAGGACGGAGGATCTTGCGCGTCACCTGACCCTTGGTGTACCGCTCAATGGCCACGCTCAACTCAGGGCTAGCAAGGTGTTTGCCGCTGATCACAAGGCTCATCCACGTCTTGCTCACCCCAAGCTTTCTGGCCATCTCGGCCTTCGCCCCTCGGGGTTTTGCAAGGAAAAATTCAGTCAACGTCATTGGATCTCCTGTGTTTAAGTGCATCATACACAATAAAAAAATATTTTGCAAGGGGGTTGTATTTTTAAATTAAACTTGATACAGTAGCTTCACTTTAACTTGAAAGCGAACGATGCGAACCATCTTAACAGCGATTTTGCGGTTTTTTCTTGGTCCCGGGTGCGGAATCCTGTTGTTTGTTTTGATCGGCTTGGCCTACCTGACGGTCAAGGATTGACCATGGATGATCTTCACGAGCTGATGCTCGAACGAACGCAAATGCTTGAGGCAGCCCTTCGCCGGGCCGTTGATGGCGTTGCTACCCAAGACGACTGGGACATGATCTGCACGGAGTGCGGCGTGCCCAATGCGTCTATTTTTAAACCTAGGAGCGATAAATGAGCTTAACAGCGAGAGACAGCGGCGGCGGTAGCTTTACCCCCGTTCCACCCGGGATGCACCTTGCACGGTGCTATCGTATTGTTGACATGGGCACCCAGAAAACTGAGTTCCAAGGGCAGGCCAAGCACCTTCAGAAGGTCATGCTGCAGTTTGAGGTCCACGGCGAGGACGACAGTGGCAAACCCCTGTTGACGGCCAAGGGCGAGCCCATGTCAATCAGCAAGAACTTCACCCTATCGTTGGCCGAGAAGGCAACGATGCGCAAGGACCTGCAGGCTTGGCGCGGCAAAGAGTTCACACCGGAGGAGCTGAGGGGTTTTGAGCTGAAGAACGTGCTGGGTGCGTGGGCCATGATCACCGCGTCCAAGGCGCTGGGTGGAAACGGCAAGGAGTACACCAACATCGTCTCAATCAACCCGGTCCCCGTGGCGATCAAGAAGGCCGGTATGCCAGAGGGTTTCAACAAGCTGGCCATGTTCGTTATCTCCAACCCCGACATGGAGCTGTTTGAGACCTTTGGCAACGGCCTGAAGGAGAAGATCACGTCATCCCCTGAGTGGCGTGCCCGAAGTCCTGCCCCGCAGCCTGATCCCGGCTCTACGGGCTCGGGGTTTGATGACATGGAAGACTCGGATATTCCCTTTTAGCTAGAACGGGCAACTGGCATGTACACAGAACCACGCAAGCTAGCACGACTTGAAGATCCAAGCACCTCAAAGAAGGCTGCACTTCGAGTCGATGAATTCGCTGACAACCTTTGCGCCAAGATCTACCGTGAGCTTAAACGGGGTGAGGGCACTTTTGAGGAGATTGCAGCCCGTCTGAGGCTGCGTCCAGACCAGATCTGGCGACGTTTACCTGACCTGCAAAAGGCAGGTTTTGCAGAGCCCACTGAGCAAGAAACCGTTGGCCAGACCGGCCGTTATCAACGAGTATGGAGAGCAATATGACAACAGAAACAGGAGGACCAGCATTTCCTCAGCCCAACATGATTGATGATGGTGAGCTAATTGAATGTGGCGATACGGGTATGACCCTGCGCGATTATTTTGCTGCCAAGGCTATGGCTATCTGTCCATTACATCATCTTGCAGATAAGTCAGAGTGGTGTTACGCAATAGCAGACGCAATGTTAAAAGCGAGGAGCGCATGACCATCACAGCGAAAGAACCTCGCGCTGGTGATTGATATGAACGAGCGCATGAAACAAGCGTTAATTTTGGCTGACAAATGTTGGTGTAAGGCTTACCAAGCAGAACCTATTTTTGTTGAAAAATATTTAGAAATTATGCAAAATTTCTTGTCAATGCGCTCGGTTGTTATGGGTGATGAGTTCAGGGCACAAGCTGAATTAAATGGGCTGAGATTGCCAAATACTTTGCACCACAACACATGGGTCAGTGGCGCTAGGGCTATGCAACAAATAGGCTGGACTTCTCCAATATCTAAAGTTGAACCGATGCATTCTCACAACCATATGCCGTCAGTGACTCTATGGCGCAGCAATATTTTTGGCAATGAACAAGTTCCATTTAGCTCAGGGCAACAAAGTCTTTTTTAAACACTGAAGAAACCAAATGAATATTACAGCGAAAGAACCTCGTGCCAGCGAAAGCAACCACTGGTACACCCGCGACGGGGTGCCCCGGTACACGGTGATGGGTAAGAACGGCAAGGAGCGCAACACCACGCTCCGCGACGCTCGAACCGAGAACCTTGTGCCATCGGTCACCACGGTCCTGAACGTGATGGCCAAGCCTGCGCTGATCCAGTGGCTCCAGAAGCAGGTGCTGATGGCTGCCTTGACCCTGCCGCGTTACATTGAAGAGCTAGAGGAGGACTACATCGACCGCATCATGCTGGACAGCAAGGAGCAGGGGCGATCGGCTGCGGACGCCGGGACGGACATACACGCCTCCATACAGGGCTTCTACGAGGGTGAGGTGATTACCCGTCACGAGGCCCACGTTAAGGGCACTGTGGCCGCTTTAGACGCCCTCTATGGGCATCAGGGCTGGATTGCTGAAAGAGCTTTTGGCCACAGTCACGGTTTTGGCGGAAAGTGCGACCTGCACAGCACCGAAGGGGACGGGATCGTGGCCGACGTCAAGACTAAGGAGTTCACGGACCCCGACAAGGTTGACGCCTACGACGACCACCTGATGCAGTTGGCGGCCTACCGGGTCGGTCTTGGCATGCCCAAAGCTCGGTGTTCAAACGTGTTTGTCTCGCGCAGCGTCCCGGGGCTCGTAGTCATCAAGCAGTGGGACGAGGCGGATCTGCAACGAGGTTGGGAGATGTTCTGCTCGCTGCTTAAATTTTGGCAACTGAAAAATCAACATACTTGAGATAAAAATGAAATCACACCTGAGTGAAGAGCTGGTCAAGCAGATATTTTTCTACAGCGACGAGAAGCGTAAGAACCCGCTAATTGCTGACGAGGTAGACATCGTGCAGTTTGCCGAAAAGCTGGAGGCCGTACTGCGCCCCCTGATCGCGGCCGAGGAGCACAAGCGCTGCGTCACGATCGTGGCTCACATGAACCGCGAGGTGGCCAGCAAGTTGGCTAACCAACGTCCGTAAAAAGGCCCCCGTCCCGCGAAGGATGGGGGCTTAAAGATACCGCAGGCAACTGAAAAGCCACGGCAATCTAAGCGGGGAGAGCCGCTCAAATTAGGGGGAGTACCCGGTGTATTCCTTCATTTTTT